GGTCACCCGGGTCACCGAGCGGACGTTCAGCGTCGGCAGCACCAGCAGCTTGCCGCCGGGGCCGTCCAGCGTCAACTCCACGGTCTGCACTGGTGCGATGTGCCAGCCACAGTAGTGGCGCACAGCGGCCAGGGCGATGTCGAGCTGGCGCAGGGTTGCGGGGTCGTCACGGCCCAGGCGGCCGTTGGTGAACCGCTCAACCGAGACGACGTCGACGAAACTCATTTTGCGTTGAACGCTGCCTCGACGGCGGCGGCGCGCTTGTTCGACGCGCGGCGCGCCTTGTTGGCCGGCGCGGCAGCCTTGGCCTCCACCTCGGGCTCGGACTCGGGCTCGGGCTTGGCCTTCGGGGCGGCCTTGGCTTTGGTCAGCCCACGCGCCGCAGCGTCCTCGTCGGACAGCAGGACGGTGACCGGGCCGGTGTGCGACTGGATTGTGTACTCCTGCATGGGCTTTGTCCTTCTGGTCTAGGTGGAGCCGTCCGGCCCCGCGACATCGGAGGGTGAGCGCGGGGCCGGACGGAGCCGGATGTTGTTACGCGGTTGCCGACAGGGTCAGCTTGCACAGCGCCAGGGGCTGGCGGACTGCCAGCGCGACCCGCTCCTCGGCCCTGATTGTGACTAAATTCGACACAAAATCAGAGGCGTTGCTGTTGGTCGCCTCGACCCGAACGCCGCCCTTGCGGTACAGCGTGGTGGCCATCCCGAAGGCACCCACCAGGACAGTGCCCGCGGCGATCGCCGGGGTGACCACAGTGCGCAGACCCCACAGCGGCGGCTGCATCGCGAAGCCGCCGGTGCCGTACTGGCCTTCAAAGAACCCGCCGCCGTAGTACTGGCCCGCGCCATCCCGGGTCAGGCGGAACACCTCGTAGTCAGCCGGGTTGATGATCACGCCGTCGGCCGGGTAGCCCGAGTTCAGCTCGATCTTGGTGATCGACTTGAACACCGCGTCGATGTTGCCCGCGATCTTGGCCGGGGTCTCGGTCTGGATACCCGAACGGTTGAGCAGGCCCTGGACGTTCTGCCCGGTTCCGTTGCCGTTGAGAAGCTGCTGCTCCTCGAAGTACGCCAACTGGTAGAGCAGCCGGTTGTTGATCTCGGTCATCAGGAAGTCGGCGTCCTCGAGGAACTCGTCGGTCACCTTGATCCAGCCGGCGATCTTCTTGAGAGCGTCGGTGACGGCCGTGGGTGCCGCGAAGTTCATCTGCGGCTTGGCCGCACCTTCCGCGACGGTGGCGAAGTCGCCGGCCAGCGCACCCTCGACGAGGTAGCTGACGGCGTTGCCGCTGATGCTGCCCTTGCCGAGCAGATCGGCCACGGTCAGCCGGATCCGACGCGCCTGGACGATCGTGCGATCCCAGTCGGTCAGGTATGGAACGCCCGCGGTCCAGCCGGTCACCTGATGGGTGTCGCCCGCAGCCTTGTACTCCGGTGCGGACACCGAGAAGCCGCTGCGGCCCTTGCCCTCCAGCAGGCCACCGTGGGCGTGCTTGAGGAAGTGCTCGCCGATGCTCATCGACTTGAACTCCGCGACTGCGTCGACGGGGCCGGAATCGGTGGCCATGGCGTCGAGCTGGGCCAGGGTGAACCGGGACTTGGCCTCGAGGCGCAGGTTCTCGGTGATCGACTTGACCTCGGTGATGCAGGTGTCGATGGTGTCGGACTCCTCGGTGGTGAGGTCGCGGTTGGCGGCCTTCGCACCTTCGGCGATGTCCCTGGCCTTCTTGACCAGTTCGTCGCGACGATCGTTGTCGTTGCTCATTACAGTGCCCCTTTCAAGGCTTCTTGGATTCTGATTTCGGTGAGCGCCAGGCAGACGGACGGGCTAGGCGTGGTCACATCCGATGACGACTTGCCAGTCGCCTCGGTGGACGGTTCCGTACCGCTGGTCTCATCCTGGTCTTCGTCTGCCTCTGAATCGTCAGCAGGCAGGACGCTTTTTAATGTGGCGGCGATGCCCTCGACCTGATCGAGTGCCTCGCGGATCGCTGACTCGTTGGCCGCTGACAACACCCGGCCGGCCTTGGTCTGGTGCGCCACCTCGTCGACCCGGGCCTTCAGGTCGAGCAGTTCGGTTGCCGGGTTAGCGCCGACCGGCGTCGGGCCCACCTCGTAGAGGTTGACGCCGCGGATCTCGTAAAAGCTGTTGCCGTCCTTGGTTTGCGCCGAGCCGTCGGTGACGCTGTAGGCGAAGCTGAACTCGCGCACCCGGCCGCCCTTCATCAGGCGGTACACCGTTGCGCCTTTGGGCGACTCGAGGTCGATCTGGGCCTTGACGAGCAGCCCGCGGTCGTCCTCCTTGGCCTCGATGACGTGGCCGATGTTCATGTCGGGGTCGTCGGTGCGGTGGCTCCACAGCACCGGGATTGGGGCACCCTTGGCCTGCCACTCCTCCAGCGTCTTGGAGAAGGCACCCTTGCGCATGACGTCGCCGTAGCTGTCGACGTTGTCCCAGACACTGACGTAAGCTTCAAAAACGCCGGCGTCGGCGTCAACGCTTTTAATCGACGTCGGCGACGACTTGAATCGCAGCTCGGTCATGCGCTGCTCCTTTTCATACATGAACGGCGACGCCGTTCTTCTTTGGTGTTTCAACAGCCGGCGGCTCAGGGTCGGCCGGGATCGGGTTTTGATCCCCGTTGGCCGTGACGTTCAACGGCACGATCAAATTGTCGCCACCGTCGATGGCCGTCATGTTCAGCCGGGCTCTGGCCTCGTTGCGAGTCAGGTACGGGCCACCCACCGACTGCTGCAGGATCGCGCCCTGCTCCTCAAAGCTGCCGTTGAGCTTGCTCTGAATGTTGAACTCGGTATAAATCCCCGGGTGAGTCTGGCCCAGCACCTTCGGGATCAGTGACATGTTGATGCGCTGCTCAATCATCATCAGCCACGGCCCCAGCGTGTCGCTGTAAAGCGACTTGCGAAACTCGCGGACATTGCTGTAATTGGCCGAATCCAGCACACCCACTTGGGTAGGATTTACCTGGAAAACTTGCGCCACCGTCTCCAGGGACAGCTTGACCGCCTCGGCCCACTGATTCTCGCGCGGGTTGAACGCGACCGACTTCAGCTCCATGCCATCCTCGAGCAGCGGCGTCCCGCCACCGTTGGACGCGCCATCCCCGGCGTAACTGTCCTTCCACTGCGCGATGAACCGCGAGCGCGGCGACTGATCCCCGCCACTGGCCCAGTCCGGCGCGGTGGCCGGCCGGGTCAGGTAGGTGCCGACACGGCCGCCGTTGTTCCACATCTGATCGCGGAACGCCTGCGCGTGGATCTGCTCGGCCAGCACCGCCTTGAGCGCGTGGACCGGGGAGACGCCCGACGTTGGATCCGTCGGATTCCAGCCGTGGAACACGATCATCTCGTCGGCCGGAATCTCAATCCACTTGCCCGCCTCGATGTGCGGCAGCGCCACCTTGTACTTCTCGACGGTGAACGCCGTTTTGCCGGTCGTGCCGACAATCCACGTCGTCGGGATGTGGCGAATGAACCAGCCCGACGGCGCCGCGGTGTCCTTGCCGACCAGCCAGAAGGCGCTGTCGTACAGACACATGCTGCCGACGGTGTCGCGAATCAACTCATACGGCGTGGTGTCGGCGTTGGGGTGGCTAAGCAGCGCCGACAGCGGGCCGTCGCGCACCCGGTTGCGGCCATCATGGGCGTCGCGCTCGTAAACATGCAGGCCAAGTTGGGCGATATTGCGGGCAATAAAGTCCACGACGGTGCGCAGATGCGGCTGCTCGCGCCACAGTTTGTCCACCGGCTGACGCATTAAACCGTCCAGAATGGACACCAGATCGACCGGCTGCTGCCAATAGACGGCAGGTTGCGGCGTGCCCTTCGGGGCGTACCCGAGCCATGAGGCTAAGCCCATGCGGTCCTGCCTCCTTGCTGGGTCAAAGAACTGTGAACTCCGCGCCGGAGTAAGCCGACTGCTGGGTCACCTGGCGGCCCTTGACGATCAAGCCGTGCAAGGCCAGGGTTACCGCGACGAGCTGGGTGATGTCACTGGCGCGGTCCTTGCGATCCCACGCCCAGGAGTCGAGCAGGTCACGGGCCTTGCCTGCACACACCGACAACTGCAGCTCTGGCGATCCGCCGTGGCGCAGCTCGTCCTCGTTGACCGCGGACAGGAACCGCGCGCAGGCGTTCGCCATCGTCGTCGCCGTGGTCTTCTCCACCTCAACGCCAAGCGCCTGAATGTCCTCGACCAGCGCGCCGGCCTCGGACTTCTCGTCAATCACCACCGCGCACGGCCGCCACTTGTCGGCCAAATCCTTGATGCGGTACGGAATCCAGCCCAGGCCGGGCAGGGTGACAACATCGGCGCGGCCGGTGATCGCCGGAACAATGCCGACGTGAATCTTGCCGTCGGCGCGATACCCGGCCACCGCGATCGCGGTATTGGCCTGGCCGCGGCTGACGTAGACACCGAAAGACACCGGGTCGATCGGCTCGGACTGTGGATCCGCCAGCGCAGACCACTGCGACGGACTGATCAGACCGCCACCGCCGGCCTGCGGCCAGATCCCCATGGCCTCGCGGCTGAACCCCTCGGGCGTCAGTTTCTTGCGTAGCCGCTGGATCGAGGTCAGTGGAGTGCGATGCGGGTAGGACGGGTTGGCCTTGGCGTACTGGCGCTTGTCGTCGAGGTCGGCGTCATCGTCGGCGCCGCACTCAATCCAGACGAGGTCGTCGGACTCGCCACCCAGAGCCTCGGTGCGCATCCGCGTGAACGCCTCGGAGTCGTCGTCGGGCTTCGGCGGCGTGCCGACGTAGAGCTGCAGGCCGAACTTGGACGTGTTCAGCGTCGCCAGCATGTTCTCCAGCGCACGATCCGACAGGATCTGCGCCTCGTCCATCACCAGGATGTCCACGCCGGGGATACCTCGGCCAAACCCGCGCTCGCGGGCACCGAACAGAATCCTCGAGCCGTTGAGGAACCGGATCTCCTCGTCGCCGGACCCGGTGTAGACCTTGTCGATGAACGGCGCGATCTTGGTCCGCTCGGCGAATGCCTGCATCGACAGGAATGTCTCGCCGTGCGTCCGCGAATGATGCGCCGACCAGATGACCAGCAGGCCAGGCGAGTCGACGCACAACCCGAAGATCAAGCCGGCCAGCAGATATGTCTTGCCCACCTGACGCGGCAGACTCATCCCGATCCCGCCGACCGCCGACGCCAGCGCGCCATCTTCGCGCTTGGCGAGAATCAGCCGACCGGCACCACGCTGCCACTCATCAAACTCGATGCCCAACTTGTCGCGGCAGATCACCTCAACCACCGGCCAGTCCGTCGAGACGATCCTCGACGGCTTGACCACATGGCGGGCGACCTCAGATAGACGCTTCATCCCAGACGACACTGACGGTGGCACTTGTCGCCTCGTCAGTGGCGCGCTGGTCGTATGCGTCCAACTCCTTGGCAATGTCCTGCAGCCGGCGGGTCAGTGACGCCAAGTCGCGCGGCGGGCAGCCCGGGTCGGAGATCGCGCAGGCGATGCGGTCGCGCATGGCCATCAGCAGCGCCCGATGGTTACCGGAGGCCGCCGCGGCGGCGACATCCTGGTCCGCGACAGGCTCGTCAGCCTTGATGGCCCGCAGGCCGGATCTTGCCGCCATCTTGAGCCTCCGTCCTCGGGATTTTTGG